AAGTTCCGCGTCTGGTGCGTGCGAGCGATGACGCCCTGAACGAACCCACTGGGTGGGAACGACTCAGAGAGACCCGTGCGAACATCCACAGCCTGAATCCAGGGGTAGTAGATGGCTTCGTAACTCGACGCCAGGTTCGCAGTCTGGGTGACGTGAGTAATCGCGTCTTGCGGGTTGAGTCCCTGAGGAACCTCCTGCACTGCGAAGAAGTCCTGACGAAGTTCCGCGTACGACTCAAGACCCAATTGAACCGCAACAGCCGTTTCACCGGGAGTCGACAGCAAAATGAAGTCGTTGAAATCGTCATACGCTCGGAACCCAGTCTTGGCACTGGAGTCACCGATGAAGTCGATGTCTTGGAGAGTACCTCCATCGGCTCCGAGGGTATCGAGGCCGAGGTAGATGCTCACCGTCTCCGCAGGACGTGGGTCGAGGGTACCAGAAGCCACGAGAGCTTGGTCCGTCACCTCAAGAGGCGAACGACTGGTTCCATTGACGACCGTCTCAACGTAGAGGCGCTCAGCGAGCGGACTCATACGCAGACCTGCGAAAGTGAACGTGACCACTCCGTCAGCATCGACATGTTGGAGTGTGAACGACTCCTGAACAACGTCGGTGCTCGTCGTGTAGCCGCCTGCGGGAACCGTGATGGCGTTCTCGAAGGTGACCTGACGCAGACCTGAGTCAATCGCCGTCACAACACCGCGCTGAGTGTCGTCTCCCTCCGTAATGCTGAGCGTATCGCCCACGATGATTCGTGAGACGCTCGACAGGAGGAGAGTCGTCGTGGCACCTGCCGCCGTAGCAGCCTGAACCTTCGCAGCGACCGTGTTCGTGTGAGTGACCGCGACACGCTCCGCGTTACCGAACGACCCAGGGGACGAAGCGGCAGCGTTGAGTGTGTCTTGTGCGACCACAGCAGCCGAACCCGCATGGATGACGTTATCGAACCCAGCAATCTTGGCCACGCCCGTACCAGCGGTGAGCTGAACGGAAGAGGTCGGACCCGTGGTATTCGATGCCCAAGTCATCTGGCCCAATGTGTCATCCGGGGTACTCGTGGAACCCGCGAACGTCGCATCGAACAGACCAGCCAACTCAGTCGCCGTGACAGCAGCCACATTCGCAACGTTGTTGGGACCCGCATTCGGAACCGCACCAGCAGCGAGACCAGTCTTAGCCGCAGCAGCACCGCCGAACGCATCGACCGTACCAATGGAGCTAGACCCCTCGATGGAACTGGTAAGTGAAAGCTGACCGCCATCATCGCCTGCGAAGTTGATGCCCGCCTGCGCGTTGATGAGTGCGACGTAGTTCGCGATACCCGCACCGACCGCAGAGAGGTCGATGACGTATTGAGTTCCCTCAAAAGTGAACGTCAACGTATCGCCCGGAGTACCGGCAGCAAACGTTCCGCCTGCACCAGTCACCGTCGCCGCAACCGCTTGGATGGTGAGAGTACCCACACCACCAGCATCAACGTTGGCAGGACCAAACGTGTCACCATCCGCAAGGGTCGCAGGGAATGCGCCGTTGTCAGAGATGAGTTGTCCAGCGAGTGCCGGAACTGCTGTGGTGTCGAGCATCGTCTCTGCCGCAATCGCGGTGAGAGTGTTCTCGTTCGTGATGTCGGTGTAGTGAGCAACGCGATTCACCCACAGCACTCGACCACCATTGTCGAAGAAGTGCTGCGCTGAATCCGCCAAGAACGAATCGGACAGGTTCCCACCAAACACCTCACGGAAGTCATCCAAAGAGGTGACTGCAATGGGAGTGTTTACCGGGCCTCGTTCCGCCTTCCCCATCATGGCACCGAACGTGGTCGCACCAGTGATGCTCGCGAAGGGCTCTTGGCGCTTCTCGCGTACCTTTACACCAGGACTTGCGAAATCAACCATTTGATTTCCTCCTTACTTGTCCCCTCGACCCTTACCGCGTCGAGATGAAGGTTTGTTGCCAGAGGGTGGAGCGGGCGCCTCGTTGGAACCCTCGTCGTTACCGCCTGCCGGAGTAGGCGGCTTCTTATTGTCAGCTTCGACAGCAGGTGCCGGAGCCGGGGTGGGAGGAGCAGCTGGAGCAGTGGCCTTGGCCTTGCGGGCCGCAGCGACACCTGAAGCATTTGACTGCATCAGACGTCCCTTCCTCATGTTGAGTTTCGCCTTCAGTTGAGGAGCGTTCTCCTCACCCGGAAGCAGCTCAATGGACTCACGAGAGTCCAAACGCAAAACGCGCTTATTAGTCTCGATGACTTGTCCGCGAGCCGATGTGTTCTTGTAGAGCATTTTCATTCACCTTTCTACGCTGGAACAGGATTTGCTTCAAGGCGTATCCAAAACCTCGTCGAATGTCGTTGTTTCAAGAACCTCATCACGGATGTTCGCTAGCTCAAGGCAGCGTTGACGGATGGTGTCCTGTGTAATCCAGGAATCGCCGGGGTTGAGTCCGAACCCATTCTCTGAACCTTCGGGAATCGTGTTGTCGAGATAGCCTTCAATGGTGTAGGTGAACGCTCGCGAATAGTAACTCTGCTCCTTCGGAGATTCCGAACTAGCAAGGTCGTAGGTGCCAACGTCCATGTTTTGAAATGAGTCGTAAAGCATGTCGACAACTAGGTCGGTGCCATCAGCCTGCTTCACGATTAGACCGCCACGGGGACGGAATAGTTGTTGAATCCCTCGCACCATCCAGAGCGTCTCGAAGAGATTCTTGGAGTAGGTGCGGATGGTGTATTGAGGACTCCACGGGTCAGGATGTGAACGCCACTGTGTTAGCGGTGCGTTACCCGTAACAATCGTCCCATCAGGCTGCTGAACCTGTTGTTCCGCAGAGTCCGCAGTGGGCCCACAGAAGGGGTCATCGAAGACGAACGTGCTCTCGTCGAAGTCCATGTCGGACCAGTAGAAAACGATGCAGGGCCACACGTCCTCAAACTTGCGGCCCTCGATGTTCCTATTGAAGATGGGAACTTGTCGAAACGCATGGTTCTTCCATCCGTCTTCGAACAGCTTGAGCGCTTGAGGGTTCTGCGTACTCAGGCCACCGGAGATTTCCTGTCCCTTCTTCTGAACCGGAATACGGATACCGTACGAGGGAAACAGATTCGCGATGAGGTCAGCGCCTTCATCCGTCTCCGCTTTGAGAGCGTCAGGTCCGAGCGAGTTGGGAGGACCGATGACACTTCGATTCGTCGGAATCCTGTTCTTGTCCAGCTGAGGGTAGCCCTTCGAATCCAAAGGTGCCCCAGTGAGACGTTCGAAAATGGCAAGGTCGATTGCAAGATTCATAGCTTCCAATCCTTCCTCAACTCATTCATTGCCATTCGACTCAGCTTCTTCCGATTGCGGTTGAGCGTGAGCGTGACATGTGGACGACGCGGACGGTTGGACGCTCCGTCGTGTGCGTAGCGGAACTTGTCCTTGAGCGCGTAGATGCCCCACCCCTTCTTGTACTTGCGCGCCTGGAAGCTGCGCACATACTTCTTGGTGTCGAGGAGAATACGCGGGTCGGACGAGCGCGTGTTCGGGCTACGAGGAGCCAGCTTGACCATCTCGTAGTACAAATCATCCCGAATCGTTTTGGCAACTCGGTTAGCGATGACCTTTTGAGCACGGTCACTTGCTCCATCCACCAACGACTTCACCACTCCATCGAGCTTGTCGATGGCGTTCTGGGACTCCGTTGTGAAGCCTACGCTGACCGTCATGACGTCACCTGAAACGCTCTCTCGTACTTGTCGATGAGCTTGGTTGGGGATTCGACGACCAAATCCTTGGCCTCGATACTGGTAGATGTGAAGGGAGGTACGTCCCATTCGACCGTGTAGGGGTCGATGATGTTGATTCCGGCAACGTCCTTGCCGCCGAGCATCAAGCGATGTCCATTGGTGAACTCGCCTCGGTCGTCACGGAACTCAGTCCGCACAGTCGTTCCCGCAGGTCCAGTTGACACATTGACAACGTTGTCTTGGTCAAAGCGAGCCCTGAGTGGGAGCGTCTTGTACTCCATGATAGGTGACGCGACCGTTTCGTAGTTCAAGTCCACGATGTAGATGCGCGCGTAGTAGACCGTCTCGGGCTCAAGGTCGGGATGAACGTATGACTGAATGAGCTGCCCGAACTCCTCGACGAACGTAGAGAACGCCACCGTGTCGAAGTTGGAGTTGGCGCCGAAACTACGGAAGATGAGCTTGCTCGTCGTTGAACGGTCCCCGGTCTGTCCATTGGGACGGGTCGGACGTACCGCGAACGGGTTCGAATGGAACGTAATCTCCGCGTTCCGTTGGCGCACAACCTCAGGACGAGTGTCCATCCACAGCTCATAGCTGTAGAAGTCGTAGTCCTTATTGCGCTCCCATCTGAACCGGATGTTGTCGTCCTCAACATCGAGGTACCCCGGTTCCTTCATCTTGGCCGCGTCTGGCGGAATGTTCGCACTCATTGGGGCAATGAACCCGGTACGCAGGTTCCGCTTGAATTGACTCCCAATGACGACATCACCCTGCTGCATCGTGTTCGATGGAGCTTCCTTGGGTGAAACGAGTGCTCGACGGAGACGCTTGGTATCGCGTTCGTACGCAGACTCCAAATCCTTGGCGATTCGGAGCAAGTCCTTCGCCTCAGTCTCCAGACCCTTTCGCTTCGTCGCATCGTACGACTGAACTCGGCACACCTGCGCGTGCGCGAGCTGCAAAACGAAAACATGCTCCGAGGCAGGGAGCGTGTTGATGTTGAAGCTCGGGTTGTGACGAACCACCGCATCGGAGAGGACGTTCTCCAATTCGATGTCCGAAAAGATGTGGTGCTTTAGAGCAATCTCACGCCTGTGAATGTCCGTGGGACCGAAAGGTTCCAGGTTCAGGGTGGCGTGCTCTACCTCAGCGTCTTCATCAAGGGTCGCACTGAATCCCTTGAGTCGGTCAAGCTGCTCCTTGAGCTTAATGACCGTGTTGTATTTGGCATCCGACAGATTGAAATCGAAACTAGACGCATCAGTTCCGCCAACGACGGTGACAATGAGATGCCCCTTAGTGATTTCGGCTACCGCTGAAGTAGCTGAAGTGTCGTCCAAAGACAGACCGATAGCTCTCCGTGCATAGCGGGTGTCCTTAATGCGCTGCCGGAGTTTGGCAATCAGAGAGGTATCGGTCATCTTGGGTCACGCGAGTAGGCCCTTCTGTCGAAGGAGCGTTGCAACATGTCGGGGAACGAGACATTCCTTCCCCTGAACAAAACTGTACCACTTGTCCGCAATGCGGACACGCTTTTCGGTGCGCAGAGGACGCACCTTCACCATCTTGTTCTGGTCTACCTGAGGCTGCACAGGACGTGCAATCTTCTTCCCGTCCTCGTCCTCAGTCGGGTCGTTACCGACCTCCGCAGACGTGGGACCGCCCTCATCTACGTTAGGCTGCGCGGCCTTGATAGCAGCGTCCTGGGCCTCATCGGACTGGAAGTTAGCGCGAGGGGAACCCCCGCCGCCTTGACTGGCATCTTCGAGTGCTGCGTCTTCGTCTGATGCTTTGGTCGTGGCATTCTGAGGCTGAGCCGGAGCTGCCTGCCTACCACCTTGGTTCTTCTTGCTTGCCATGTTTTGACTCACTCTTTTGGGTTGATGTGAACGCGGGAAGACCGACTACCCCATTGAATAGGAGCAGCCGGTCATTCTCGCAGGGTTTCTCAGCCAGCAGCCAGGTACTCGACGAGTACGGTGGAGCCGACAGGAACCGCACCGCCCGCAGTCAGTACGCTCACGCCAGTCGTCTTGTTGTGACTGGTGATTGCGAGCTGCGTGTTGGGAAGCGCTGGGGTTGCGTCCGTGAAAACGCTCACCTTATGAGGCACTGCGTCATTCGGCACAGTGTCGGGGAGCGTAATCGTCAACGTATCGGAACCCGCGAGGGCGGTACCGAGGACGTGACGAGACACGAAACGGTTTTGTTCGTTGAGGCCAGCAGGAGTGACCACAGCAGTGAGGGGAAAATCAGCCATATCTTTGCCTTATTCCTTTCTATCGCTTAGGCGCTTTCCGCCACCACGATGTTGGGGTTCTCAAGGACGTTCTGGCCCCAGATGGAGTACCAAGCGAGACCGTGTTCACGGCCAAAGTCCTCGACGCCATTGTCGCGAAGCTCGACGGGCAGCGCCGTAGCGTGGCCGTACGAGTACTCACCGAAACCGACACCCTGGTAGATGTTGGTCTGGTTCCCGTTCACCCCATTGCGGAGGTTCTGGTCGAAGCCGACATCAATGAAGTCGCCCGTGTCGGGGTCGTTCGCGTTGTTCGCACCGTTCGGCATGACCGTGGTGGAGACAAAGCGAACGTCTTCATATCGACCGATTTCGCCCGTGTAAATCTGGGTTGCACCAGAGTACAGCGAAGCGTTAATCCAGTCGTTGTCGTCACGAAGACCACGCGCCTGGTGGGGATGGATGAACATGATGTAGTGGTCACCCGCCCACTTCGGAGCGTTGTTGGTCTCCAACGTCTCGACCACATCCTTGATGAGTCCGGTGTTGAACACATCACCACCGCCACCAACGATTGCCGTACGAGCTGCCTTGCCATTGACAAAGACGGTGTTCGTACCGGCGACTGCGGTGTCACGGAGCTGCGCGTCGAGCACCAGCGCCATGTCACGACCCAAGAGCAGCGATGCCGCACTCAACTGGTCGTAAAAGGACGTCTGGAGGAGATACTCCGAGAACCCGATTGCGTTGCCGTTCTCCTCAACAGAGATGCTCTGAAGAGAGAGGGACATTGCGCGAGTCTGGAGTCGGACACCTTCCGTGAGGCGACCACCACGCTGGATGTTCCCATAACGAGGAATCTGGATGGTGCGACCTGGCTGAACGCCAAGCTCCGTCTTCTTCGTCGAGAACTGGTCAAACTTGAGGATGGGAAGTGCGGCGAACCAGATTTCAGCCGAGAACACGTCTCGTGTCGCTGCTACCTGCTGCGCGTAACCACCACCCTGAGCTACTGCCGTATTGAGTACTGAGGGCATTTGTTTCTCCTAATGAATTAATTAGAGGGGTTGATTTAGAACACCCTCAGCAATTCCTCTGAACCTTCTTACTGCTGTCCCGGCTGAATAGGCGGCGTGTTCTGGAAACGCTCATTGAACGCTGCCTGGGGATTCTGTCCCGTCGCTTGTGCCTGGCTCAGTGCCGTCTGGGCACCGGGAGTTGCTGCAATAGTCGGATTCTGACCGGCATGTGTCCTTTCAACTGCTTGTCGAGCCAACGTCGCTGGGTCATTCGCCGGGGGCGCGGCAGCAGGATTTTGCGCGAGAGCGCCTGGCTGCTGACCTGGAGGCGTATGTGGCTGGACTTGCGGTTGTCCCTGAGGAGCTGCGGGCCCTGTTGGGTGACCCTGCGGCTGCTCCACTCCACCCGGCATGTTAACCGTTTGGGGCTGGGAAGGAACCATGTGTCGAGGAAGGCTGCCGAGTGGCATCCCTGGATTTTGCTGCCCCGCAAGGTTGGCGAGAATCTGAGCACGGACTTCACCGGAGTAAGCTCCGCTTCGTACCGCTTGTTCCGAAGTGAGTTGACTCAAATCGGGGCCCTGAGTCTCAACGACCTGTTGGGGATTGGTTGCTGTTGGGAAACCTTGTGAAAGGTCCGGTTGAGCAGGAAGAGCCGGATTGGCAGGAGGTGCAGGAACACCAGGAGGCTGAGCCCCCGGTTGAGCCGCAGGTTGCTGGCCTTGGAGCTGAGCAATCTGTGCCTCGTAGTGTGCCTTCACCGCACCAATGTTGGTTTTCCAGAACTCATGAGCTTGCTTGGCAGACTCGTCAATGACGGTCTCATTAGGTCCAGCGACAACCATCTGAGAGATGATTTGGTCACCATACTGACGGAGAACACGCTCGCGATAGGCGACGAGTTCGGCTGCACGGAAACGTGCTGCACCTTCGTCCTTTGCCGTTTGAGCGGCTGCCTTCGCTACGCGAACCTCTTCTTCCAAGTCCCGCAACTGAGCTTGAACGCGCTCGTCGGGTTTCATCCCGGCTCGCTCACGTTCCTTCTCTGCCGCTTTGAGCTTGTCCAATTCGGCTTTCTGAGCGTCTCGCTCTGCCTGAAGCTCCTTACGTTCTTTCTCTTCCTTCTCGATTTTTTTACGGAGCTTCGCTTGCTCCTCTTCACGAGCCTTTGTCGCGCCCTCTGCTCGGGCGGCGGCTAGCTGTGCTTCAAGGTCGTCATTCTGAGATGCTGCGGCTGCTGCTGCGGGACTTGCTGCGGGAGCACCACCCCCCTGACCTTCACGGCCGGGAGTATCATTGTGAACAGTCCGCCACGGAGTGGAGAACTGAGGTCCAATGTGATGGTGCTTGTCTGCGAATCGTAGTGTCATGTCTTGCTGTGTCCTGTAAATGCGGTTCAGTTAGGCGATTAGCCTAGACGACCAGTTGCGCGAGAGCCCATCCCGACGTTGGGGAGAGCCTTGGCCCCTACGCGACTCGGAGACCGAGAGGGTCCACGGTTACGCGGGTTCGAAATGTTCGGACGCTCGTTGAGCTGAGCCGAGTAGATGCTGCCTGCGCCGGGGGTTTCACCCTGCGACCGACCAGCACCAGTGTTGTCACTCGGGAAGCGGCCTGAGCGGGTTGCTTCACGGAACGATGCAGTGTTGTTTCCAACACCGAACTCTCCGTAGGCACCACCAGCAGGCGAGCCGCCGACTCGGTTTGTCGTACTACCTGGATTGAGTTTGAGCATAGCGTGCTCTCCTTTGCTTGTTTGGGGTTTGCAATCCTACTTCAGTGAAGCAGAACAAATCAACCACTGTCTCCATTGGTGTATGAAGCAGGGCGTCGTCGTTGTCCATAGTCTCGGGAAACGCGGCGCATTTCCGTCTCAGACTCGGTTTCTCCGTAGAACTCCTCGCCGCGCCGATAGCTGGAGCCGTGCGAAGAAGAGCCACTTGCGCCTGAGCTACCCATCCCACCGGATGAGGCGCCCGCGCCGGATGAAGGGGAACCACCAGAGCTTCCTGACGCTCCAGATGACCCCATTGAATGCATTGACTTCCGAATGGAACCCATTGAATGCTTGCGCTGCATGTGCTGAGTGAGTCCGTGCGAAGACTTACCTCTGAAACCACACCCGTGTACGCCGCAAGAGTGGACAGACTCGTCACCCATCTTCGTGGATGCAACAAGCTCGTCCGACATCATTGCATGCGGCATCGCTCCGGGCCCCGCACCTCCAGCACCAGCTACGGCCATAGCGTGGTTCTCAAGTTGCTCTCCCATGCCATGAACTCCACGAGGCATCCGTGCGCGACGGTGCTCGTCGTATCCCGTCTTTCGATGGACACCATGGTCGGGCATCGTCTCCAGTTCGGAAACACCACCACCACGAATCCCACCTTCACGAGGCATGATAGGAGGACGGGGCACCTCACTATCTCCTCCCATACCGTGTCGAGACGGAAGACCTACCTGAGGTCCCATCCCGTGAGCCGTCCCGAAACCGGAAGGACCCATCTGCATTCCGTGAGGGAGACCGTAGCCTCCTGCGGAACCGCCTTGGTCGCCACCCTCGTAGGATGACGAAGTAGACTGCCTCTTTTTGCCAATCTTGCCAATCATGGAGTGCTCTCCTCCTGAGTTGTTGTCGATGAGTTGAGGACCGGCTGCTTCGTTACCGGCGACGTACTTGTGCTTGATGGGCATCAGACTCCGTACTCCTTGTTCTTGTACTCGAATCCTTCGAACTCGTTCCAGTACGCGCTGTGGCTGGACCGAATGTTGAGCCCCTCTTGGGTGTTCTCCAACCGAGTCTTACGGCCGTGCATCGAGTTCGCAATCAGAGGAGAGGAAGCCTGAGTGTCTCCATACCCCAATTCGTAGCCGCCGCGATAGGACTCGTAAGCGTTGTCGACTAAATAGTCATCTTTGTCAGCAACCCCGTAGGCGCTGATGGGGAATGGCCCAAGGCCAACCGTACCCATTCGGTCGTCGCTCACTTCTTCCCCTTCATTTTGGCAAACATAGCACGCTGCTGGGCGCTCGGACCACCGCCGCCTCCAGTCCTGCCTTTTTGAGCTGTGGGACGGCGCCCCTTGGTGGATTGTACCTTTTGAACGGGACGTTTTCTCAGACGACTTCCGGTAGCGGGAGCAGAACGAGTCGGGGCTCTTCCACCGCCAGTGCCGCCCTTAACGCCTCCACTTCGTGGTTTCTTCGGCTTAGCAGGCGACTGCTTCTTTGCGGGCGCAGCGCCACCACCACCCCCTCGCTTAGGAGGTGGGGGAGCCTTCTTCTTACGAAGCTTCTCTTGCTCTTTGCGAGCCTTTTCCGTTTCACGATGTTTCTTCTTCGCTTCAGTCTCTCGACGCTTCTTCTCTCGCGCCTGGTCCTTCTGCGCCTTCTCGTGAGCCTTCTTCGCAGCGTCACGCGCCTTGTTCCTATCCGCGACTTTCCCGTCCGCAAAACTCTGGAACGCCTTCACGCGGTTACGCGCACCTGTTAGCGAACCCTTATGTGCCTGCTCTGAAGTACGCGCCTGCGTATCACTCAAACGACCCGCTGCTTTACGCAGAAGGTCGGTCGGGTTCGTGATGTCGGGAATCGACTCCGTTACAGAGCCGTGCTTCTTACGAGTTGACATTGCCTCTGTCTCCGACCGCGAACGAACGTCCGCCAGTCACCATCTTGGAACCATCGAGAGAGTTGTGGCCGAACGATTCACGTTGGTCGTGGAACTCGGCGCGCTCGCGGTCATCCTCGTGATGGGCTGGACCGTCGAAGTAGATTGCTGCGCCACCCGGTTGGATGACGTAGTTCCGTCGAGTGGCGTCCTTGTTCATGTTCGCCTTCAAGAACGGAGCAACGGTACCGAACTTCTCAGCCTCCGTTGCGTAGAGTGAGTTCGCGTCCCCAACAGACCCCGTACTTTGACGAGAGACGTTGACGTCGCGCATACGCCCCTCTTCGTCGTACTGAATCTGACGAGCAGCCTGACTGCTCTTGAATCCGTTGGGAACACGCATCGTGATGTCCTTAGTAGTCGCCGCAGCCGTGACCGGTGCCGCTGTCGCGCTTGCCGTAGCTCATGGAGCCACTGGTGTTGCACGAGCCCTGGCAGTCACCCTTGGAGTAGGACGACGCCTTGCTGAACTTCGCCTTCGGCATCGGGTAACCAGTCTTACCTGCGCCGTGCTTCATGTAGTGACCCATTCCGTGCTTCTTCTTCATGACTTAATCCTTTCGTTCAAACAGTCCCACCCTGCCCTGGGGGCACGGGGTTTCCGCCTTGACCGGGTACCATTCCCGGTTGTTCGCCCATCTCTGGGGAAAGCTCATTCTGGGGCGGGCCATTCTGAGGGGGCATACCGAAGTTTGTCCCTGGGTCGCCCGCCTGTCCACTCGTCTTCGCAGCCTTGATGCGCTTCGCGATTTCAGTGGCCTCAGGTCGAATCTCGGGGATACGTTCGCGCACCCACTCTTGGTCGACCCACCCGTTGTTTTGGTACTGCTCGTAGAGCGTAGCCTGAAGCGCTTCGTCCTTTGGAAGAGTGTCCTGGAACTTCACGTCATTCTCAAACGGGGACAAATAGTGCGGAGTCTTTTTGGTATCGACCGGCACAAGGAACTTCTTCACCACCACTTCGGTGATGGTCTCGCCCGTCTGGGGATTGACCCTGCGCTCGATAACGTCCACCTCTTCCGGCTCGGGAGGTACGTCGACTTCGCCCATTGGGAGTCGCTGAATCTTCCGCACAGGAGGCTGAGGTTCGGGCTCCGCATTGGGAGTCGGAGGCGCAGGAATCTCGTTCCCCTCCGCATCCATCTGAGGTTCCGCAGGAGTCGCAGCAGCCATCGAGTTCCGCTCGCGAACCTGCTTCAGGTCTTCGCGGTACTTCTCCTCTTCGAGGCGGTCAGCAACAGCGTAGTCCCAGAACGAACGAAAGTCGGGGTCCATCACTTCGACCGCAATCTGGTCGAGGGGAAGTTCCACGAGGTGACCGCCGAACCCGTACTCGCGCCAATACTTCAGCTTCACTTGGGCAGGGTCGAGGAACTCCAAAGTCTCCTTGTCGATTTGGAACGCACGCTTCTTGCGCACGGGCACTTCCATGTAGGCTTCCGTTTCCGGGTTCCACACATGAGTCGTCTCGCCCGTCAACACTTCAACGATGCGTCCGCCTGAGTGACGGTCGATGTCGAATGGCAGGTTGATGAGACCCATCACCATACCGATGCGCAAAATGAAGTAGTTGATTTGCTCAAACCCAGGCTCGTAGTTCAACTTCTTTCGCCGCGTCTTCTCAATAAGGGGCTGGTACTGCATGTGAAGAGCGACACCGGAGGTGTTACTGATGGCTTGCTTCTCTCCGAGAGCGCCTTCAGGGATGTCTCCAAGTTCGTGCATGACCTTCTTGAGTCGGTCCCAGTAGTTGTTTGCTGCGTTGAGGTCACCGCCCAGCTGTAGATTCTCAACACGCGCGTCAGTGGGGAGTCCTGACCACAGGGCACGAGGTCCCCGTTCAAGATTCTTGGCCTTTGCGCCATAGATAAGGGTGATTGGGGCAGAGTGGTAGTTGATGGTGTCCGAAATGTCCGTGCTCTTTTCGTTCAACTCCCGGTTGAGGTCAATCAAGTCCTGACCATCAGCCATCCCGTAGTACTCCTTCGGGACGCTGAAGTTCTTGATGTGAGCGAGGGAGATTTCACCGAGCACGTTCGGTTTAATCGTGGGCATCTCGCCGTGGTACTGTTCCACGATTTCGGTAGGCGAGATGATTTGGGTGAAGCGCTTGGTGTAGAGCTGTCGACCCTCGTGGTTCACACGGTCCTCACGGTCCAACTGTCGGTTCCCGCGCTCCGCGTAATAGATGGTTTCAATTCGTACAGCCGTGAGCGTGTCCACGTTCAGTGGGTCCCACGTCGGGTAAACCTGTTCGCTACCGAGGAGATTCAAACGAATCTTTCCCTGAGAGAACGGGTTCACCTTGCGCTGCATCTCATTGGGCTCCTCGTAGGTCACGAGGATGAACGCATCGCCGGTCACGCTACCCATCGTAGCGATGTCGTGAGCGAGTGCGTCTCGACCGTTGTACTCCCACACCTCATCGAGGAATGGCTTAGTGATTTCGGTCAATGCGTCTGGGACCGAGATGGAGAACCCCTTGGAGGTCAGAAAGTCGACGCTCTTATCGATGAACTTTTTGAAGTAGTTCAGCGTGACAAGAGGCTCACCATCTTCACGGTCGAAAATCCAGTGCTTGCCGTAGTAGAATCGCCAATGCTCGTTGTACCTCTGAACGCGCAGGAGTTCGGCTTGTTCCAGGTTGAGGAAGAAACCAAGCTGCGCAGGCTCGACGATTCGCTGGAATGGAATCGAGGAGCCATACGAGTTGCCCGAGTTGGTGAAAAAACTAAGCGGCATCTTTTTCTACTTCTGTTTGCTGTTGAGTGCCTATTAGACACCCTTGTTATGGTCGCTTCAACTTAGGCGAGAATCGCAGCCAAAGAAGCAATATTGCACGTCCCTTCGACGCTCAAAGTCTTGCTTCCCTTGACCTGAATCGTCACCCAAGCGGTCGCTCCATCGGGATTGACCTTGAGGTTGACGTCGACCTCTGCACTGTCGTCTGCGGTGAGCTGCGCCCCGAGACGGTCCTTGAATGCGTTGGGGTCCGCAGCAGGTGCAGAGCCATCGCGGAACCGGACGGTGGTGAGCATTTGGTCCACGAACTTGGCGAGCGTGGCGTTGGTAACGTTGGGTACGTTTGACATAGTGATTCTCCTCTATTAGGGCAGGTCTTCTGCCGGGATTTGCAGTGGAGGAACACGAGGGTTCCTACCACCAACCTCGGCGCCGAACGGGTTCGACTGTCCTGCGCCAGAAGGGGTCCCCTGAACCGTAATCGACTGACCGTCAGGCGTGACGGCAATCTTGAGTTCGAAGCCAGGGGAGTCAGTGAAGTCCATCTCGATACCGAGAGCCGTAGTGATGGCGCTCATCGCAGTCTGGATGTCAGCGTTGGTACCTGAGTTGTATTTGTCTGCCATTAGAAATCCTCCATTGATTGGACCTTGGCTCGTGCCGCAGTCGCTCGTTTCTTTGCGGCAGCAGCTTTCTTCTGTACCGCTGGTTTCTCTTCGAGAGGAGCGGCTTCTGCCTGAACCTCCAGAACCTTCGCTTCCGTCTCCAGTACTTCCGCGTGAGCTTCCGCAGCTACAGCCCCAACTTGTGCTCGTTCTTCGTCGGTGACCGGACCCTCATTGGCCTGAATCTGCACGGTGATTGCTCTGCTAGTCGCACTGTTCGCCTGAATGGAAGTGAGGACCACTTCGTGTAGTGCCTCAATACTTTTGTTTGCTTCGTCACGCCACGTCTTGGTGGTTTGGTAATCCCAAAGCTCGATGCCTACGATGAGGAGCACCGCAACGATGTTGACGAACGCCAGAACTCGATTCTGACGCTGAGATTCTCGATTGAACTTGACCGTATCGATGAGCGCGTCAGCCATTGCGGACCACGCCGCAACCTGAGCCTCTTCGCGAGCTACCTTCTCGTCGTACGCATCGGCAGCAGCCTTCGCTTCCTCGACGCTCGCACCTTCCGGGGGAATTGAGTCCACAGGAATAGCGCGAGTCCCGCCAGAGGAAGGACTCGTTGGTGCAGCACGACTGAGTGTCTGGTTCAGGTCTTCAGTTCTATCCTTCATGGCCCATCGCCGCCTTTCCATCGTGTTTGGCTTGACGAATCTCCTCAATCAAATTGGACACGGAGGGACGGGTGCGACGTTCCTTCTGTGTCTTGGTGAGATGGTCCAATTCGTCAAGAGCCGTATTCATCTTGTCTTCCAGCTCATGTTGGTGCTTTTCACGTTCTTCATTTCGGAACAACGATGTGCAGAACTTTCGGAATGACTCCATAATCATGACCCGCCTCTAGCTGATGCCGCGAGAGCAGCCAGCGCAGCCTTGATTTGCGACGTGAGGTCGTTAATCGTCGTGCTCTGCTCCTTATTGTACTCAATCAACTTGTCACTGGACTTCTCCAGAAAGTTGTTCAGCTTCGTTTCGGCAGCCTCCCGCTTCTTCGACTCGCGCAAGTAGAGCCAAAAGAAGATGCCAGCAATAGGGAGCTGCGCCCAAGGAAGAAGTTGTTCGGAGGTCATTCGCCTGACGCTTTCTTATTCGAGACTTCCTCAAAGGAACGGTCGTCTCCCACAAAGTGCCTGCCACGCCCCCTCGCGTAACGTCGCTGACGGATGGTCGTTGCTCCATAGCGGGCAGCGAGTCCGTCGATTGGTTCCGGTCGAGTCTTCCCGTTGTCATCGTGCGCTGCGCTAAGCACAGAACGTTGCCGACCTTCTTGGTAGACGTCCGCACGGATACTCGGTTCGATGGGACCTACTACGTCAGGGGAAGTCTGGTCTTTTTCAACAGATTCAGCACGCACATCTAGTTTGAAGTGCTTGGTCAAGACGCCGACTTCCTTCTTCGGAAGAGCAGCCTCCTTGGACAAGTACCTTAGCGCCTGAAGCTGAATGTAAGTCTCCAACTTCCACCGCACCCAATTCAAGGCACGGATGTACCAGCCCCGAAAGCCCTTGCGGAACTCATCGGGGTGGTACGACTGGTCGTAGTAGCGAACTCGATACACGGAGGCTCACTCCTCGACGACGCCAGTGTCGCCTAGATATGAACGCCCGTAGTTGCGGAAGTCGTAGTGAGCGTAGACCACGTTGCGGTTCGCCTTTCCGATTCCCTGAACGAGTGCTTCACGCGGGGCGAGGCCCCTACGTCGGTCACTCATGATGTTGTCTGTTCGGACGGTGTTGGCCCAATCACCACCACCGCCAGGACGTGCGCCTGGATTTGACATAGCTAACTCCTTTCTGAGTTAGCGTATCACGCCCACTCGATACCGACGAGATTCGCGGGCTCAGCAGCTCCACCACCTGCAACGTAGCCCGAACGAACTACGAGAAGAGTGTCACCGATACTGATGTCTCCATTGGGGTCGAGGGGAAGCTCAATCTGCTCACCCACAGGGCTGTTCTCGTCGAGAGTGATGGGACCGCCACTCAGGATGGAAGAACCGTCAGCGGTGACGTCCACCGCGAGCGACTCGCCCGTACCAAACGCCTCCTGAAGAACAGCGAACACGCTGAGGGGCTTTCCATTGTGGTCGGCGAGAGTTTGGGTCGAGGTTCCCGCGTCATTCGCCGCAGTCGCCTGGAAGCTGTTGTGCTGCCCAATCTTGCCGCGCAGCTTCTTGGCGTTCGCACTGTTGATGGGGTGTCGTAGGTCTTTCTGAGTGAGTACAGACATTTTCTTCAGTCTCCGTGTTGTTGTCTTACGACGGGCTCAACATAGCCCGCAAAGAACATCGCCTCCGCAGGATGCGTGAGGGCGAGCTTTTCATGGCCGAATGCCAGATACTTCTGGAACATATCGGCAAAGTACTCCAGGGGTTCGTCAGCGTACTTCTGAATGTCGAAGTGACCCTGGTCGCGGTGGATTTGCCTCCACTCGTCGGTAGCAGAAAAGAAGTGAGGGCTACCGTAGTTGTCGTCGAGCCCATGTACTAGCTCGTGACCGATAGCCCTGTTCAACAGTTGACGTCCGATTCCCTCGAAGACGCGCAGCTTGCGAGACCCGTGCTCGTAGTGAGCAATCTGACTCCGCACAGACTGGTCACGAGTGACCTCGATGTGAGAGATACGCGCCGCGTTGTGAACCCAACGAGGGTACATCTCAAGCGCTTGCCTGATGTCTCTTTGGTAGCTTGCGCTCCCACCTCGAATGTTCACCATCGTCTGCCGTACCTTGATGCGCGTGTTCCCCTTGCACTCTCTAGTTGGGGGGAATTGTCGTTAACTGTCTTGCCTCGTCTACCGTGGCCAGAGGGAACGCTCGATTCGATTGTTCCCATCTTGACTTGCTGGGCGAATTTCTCACCCCAACATGCTAACGCCGCTGAATCAGGGTAGTC